GTGGCGCAGGGCAAACTTCCTGATTTTGTTGCTGCTCTTACCTCCGATGAGTTGAGATATTTGCAATATAATTGGCACCTGTTTTCCCATGCTCATCAGCTCCCGCCAGCAGGCAACTGGCTCACATGGGTACTGATGGGCGGACGTGGGTGCGGCAAAACCAGAGCAGGTGCAGAGTGGGTGCGCGGCAAAGTATCCGGTGAGCATTGGGCAGGCCCCAAAGCTGGCAATGTCGCGCTGATCGGCCAGACCTATGCAGATGTGCGAGAGGTGATGATTGAGGGTGTCTCCGGTTTGCTATCAGTCCATCCGCCAAATCAGAAACCTCAATGGAACTCCTCACGCCGCCGGTTGGAGTGGCCCAACGGAGCGGTTGCCAGGGCGTTTTCCTCAGAGGATCCAGAGGCATTGCGCGGCCCCCAATTTGACGCCGCCTGGTGCGATGAAGCAGGCAAGTGGAGCAACGCAACTGAAACCTTCGATATGCTGCAATTCGGGTTACGGCTAGGCACGCAACCGCAACAGCTGGTCACGACAACACCCAAGCCAACGCCGCTTATCAAGGCGCTGATAGCAGGAGAAAACACCGTCATCACTAAGGCCGCAACCAAAGCCAATGCCGCTTTCCTGGCGGAGGGGTTTTTAAAACAGATGGCGACCCGGTACGGCGGCACACGGCTCGGCCGACAGGAGCTGGATGGCGAGCTGATTGAGGACCGCGAGGATGCCTTGTTTGCCCGTAAATGGTTTGAGGCCGGACGCGTAAAACACCTGCCGGAGCTGCAACGCATTGTGGTTGCTATAGACCCCCCAGCCACATCCGGTAAGCGGGCCGATGCCTGCGGGATTGTTGCAACGGGAATAACGGAGACAGGGGACCTCTACGTGCTGCGCGATAGAACAGCACAAGGTCTGCGTCCCTCAGTTTGGGCGCAGCGGGCACTGTCGCTTTACCATGAACTGAGTGCAGATTGCCTTCTCGCTGAGGTTAATCAAGGCGGCGAAATGGTGCGTGAAGTCATCGCTGGATGTGATGACAGTGTGCCGGTTAAATCCGTCCATGCAACCCATAGCAAACGCCGCAGAGCAGAGCCGGTTGCTTTGTTATATGAGCAAGGCCGCGTCCATCATTGCGGAGTGTTTCCCGAACTGGAAGACGAACTCGCCGACTTTGGAGTGGATGGCTTGAGCAACGGTAAATCACCGGACCGGCTGGATGCATTGGTCTGGTCCATTGCAGAGCTGACGTCTCGCAAAGCGGGCAAACCGCGCATGCGAACTCTCTGAAATGCCAGTTTCAGAGCATAAAGCTAAGTCACCTTGGTGGGTTGCTCTGTACTCGAAATGGTATGATTCAAAACTTTAAGTTTAAGCGAAAAGGACTCTAATTACATGGGGTTACGCGGACTTCTAGACTCGATACTTTCGCCCGCTTCAGAGCAAAAAGCATCACGAACTCAATCTGTTGCTTCAATCCGATTTGGTGAAGGGGCCATCTGGACACCTCGAAACTACGCCTCCCTTATAGACCAAGGATATTTGCGAAATACGATCGCTTACCGGTGCGTACGGCTTATCTCAGAAGCATCTGCCAACGTGCGCCTCAACCTCAAAGTCGGAGATCGTGAGTTGGACACTCATCCGCTGCTGGACCTGATCGCAAGACCAGCTCCTATGCGCACTGGCCTGTCCTTGTTGGAGGAGGTTTACGGTTACTTGCTCGTAGCTGGCAATGCTTATTTGGAGGTTGTCTCTCTGCAAGGAGAACCGCACGAACTCCACGCTCTGCGACCCGACCGTATGAAGGTACTGGTGGATGAGGCGGGTTGGATTGAAGCCTACCAATACAAGGTGGCAGGGCGCGCTGTGGAGCTGCGAAAGGCGGAGGGCGATAAGCTTGAGCCGGTGCTGCACATCAAGCTCTTCAATCCGCTCAATGATCATTACGGCTTTGCTCCCCTTGAGGCGGCACAAGTGGCGCTCGATATCCATAATGCGGCAGGTGAATGGAACAAGTCACTGCTGGACAATGCAGCCTGCCCAACCGGTGCTCTTATCTATGGGGCCGGGGATGCCATGAACATGACGGACGACCAGTTCGACCGGCTCAAGGCGGAGCTGGAAAGCTCGTACCAAGGCGCAAAAAATGCAGGCCGTCCCATGCTGCTGGAAGGGGGACTGGATTGGAAACAGATGGGCATGTCGCCGCGTGATATGGACTTCATTGAACTGAAGAACATGGCCGCGCGCGAGGTGGCTCTGGCCTTTGGTGTGCCGCCCATGTTGCTCGGCATTCCGGGCGATAACACCTACGCCAACTATCAGGAAGCCAACCGCGCCTTCTGGCGGCTAACGGTATTGCCATTGGTCGCCCGTGTCCTTTCCGAAATCTCCGGCTGGCTGTCTGCTGCCTATGGGGAGCCGTTGAAGCTGGAAGCAGATCTGGATGCCATTGAAGCGTTGGCGCACGAGCGTAAAGCGCTGTGGGACAGAGTAACCGCTGCGGACTTCCTCTCGCGAGATGAAAAGCGGCTTGCTGTTGGCTACGGCGTGGAAGGTGCAGATGAGTGAGCTACTGCTCCTGCTCAGTGAACAAGGCGATCTGGCGCATATGGTGCTGGGTGCATGGGCGGGCACCTCAACCTCACTGTTGGTGTGGGTGCTCAAACAGGTCATTCGCTTCAATCGCCGCTTTGAGGAATTCATGGCGGAGCTGGAAAAACTCAACCAAATGCTGCTTGCAGATACCTGATGCCGTGCTCTTTTAACAGTTGAGGTTACGTCAAATACTAGGGAGTCTATGGCGTTCCCAACGCGCAAAAACGTGGGCGAGAACTACCATGAAAACAGAACACAACCGAGCGCCACTGGCAAAGGAAAGGGCCGAACCGCAACCACCTGCACAAACCTTTGCCAACTTCACACAAGCCATTGCGGGGCTTCTGGCTCAGCGCCGCACACACCAACCACCACCAGAAAAACAAAACGGGATGTGGAGCAGGGAATCGCAATAAGGGAGGCGGACAATTTGAACACAGAACACCCCATTGCCATAGAAGGGTATGCCAGCCGGTTTGAACTTTCCGATCAGGGGGGAGATGTCATGCGGCGTGGTGCATTTCAAAACTCGCTGCACGGGCGCAATCTGTCGGATGTCAAAATGCTCTGGCAACATGATCCAACAGTCCCAATCGGCAAATGGCTGCATATTCAGGAGGACAGCGTCGGCCTGTTTGTAAAAGGGGTGCTGTATCCGGGCATCTTGCAAGGGCAACAAGCCATCGCCATGGTGCGGGCTGGCATATTGGATGGCCTGTCCATCGGCTTTAAAACCCGCAAGGCTAGGCGAGATAATAGAACGGGCCGCCGCGATGTACTGGCAGTCGATCTCTGGGAGATCTCACTGGTCACATTCCCGCTGTTGTCATCAGCGCGTTTGTCGGTCGTCGCCTGAATCTCAAACAACTGAACGTTAATTGCGTGTGGCGTCATCCAGATGCCGCAGAGCGCACTCATGTGCTAGCGAAGGGAATAAAATCCTATGAAATCCGCATGTAATCCGACCTTGGAAACCAAGGACTTTGCACGGGAGGCCGCCAACAAAGCAGCTCCTCTTGCCAATACCGGCCATGTCACAGGGCAACTCACCGCCTATTCCGCTGTGCCAGCCAGTGCCGCCAGTTTTGAACAGCTGGGCAATGCGTACACAGAATACACGCAGACCAATGATGCGCGGCTGGAGGAGTTGGAGCAAAAATCCAGCGCAGATACGCTTTTGGATGAAAAACTGGCGCGGCTGGATGAGATTATTGATGGGCAACTGCGCCGGATCAATGAGGTTCAACTCAAATCACAGCGCTTGCCTCGTTCTGCGCCGGAAACTGGCCATAGCCAAACGGTTGAGGGCGAACATAAAACCGCCTTTGACACGTATATGCGCGAAGGCCGAGAAACGCAGCTCAAAGCCTTGGAACAAAAGGCAATGTCCGCTGGCTTGTCCGCAGATGGCGGTTATCTGCTGCCGGAGCAACTGGAAACAGACATTCTGCGCCGTCTCACATCTTTGTCTCCCATCCGATCCATTGCCGCAATCCGCAAGATTTCCGGTCCGTCTTATCGCCGCCCTGTCGTCAAAACCAACCCAACGGCGGATTGGGAAGGCGAAACAGACAGCAGAGCGGAAACACCCGGCATGAAGTTTGAAATGCGGGAGGTGAAGATATTCGAGCTCGCCGCCATGCCTGCGGTCACCCAAACCCTGCTGGACGATGCCGCCGTCAATATGGGCGAGATTTTGGCAGAGGAGGTAGAGACTGCCTTTGCAGAGAAGGAGTCCAGCGCTTTCCTCAATGGCAATGGCACATCCGAACCTCTAGGACTGCTCAAAGGCACCGTTCATGGAACACTGGATGATACAGGCGTTTCCATTGGTTCCATAAAGACCGGCGCAGCTGGTGCGTTTGCCTCCTCCAACGGAGGGGATGTTCTCATCTCACTGATCTACGGGGTGAAAACGGCAGCCCGCCGCAATGCGCGTTTCCTCCTCAACCGCAGAACCCAAGCGGCTCTGCGTAAGCTGAAAGACGGACAGGGCAATTACCTGTGGCAGCCACCAGTCACCGCAGGCGCTGACCCAAGCTTGATGGGTTTTCCGGTCACAGAGGCAGAACACATGCCGGATATGACGGCAGGCTCTAACCCCTACGCCATCGCTTTTGGTGATTTCCATCGTGGTTACATGGTGGTGGACCGGGTCGGCATCTCAGTGCTGCGAGATCCGTATACCAGCAAGCCCAACGTGCTGTTTTACATCACCAAACGCGTGGGCGGCGGCATCATGGATTATGACGCCTACAAGCTGATCAACTTCAGCGCCTAACCATTATCACTCTGAAATTTTGAAGAAGGAGGGGCCGCCGTGACGGCTATACTCACAGTGCCACCGGCTCTGGAGCCGGTTTCGCTTGCTCAGGCGCACGCGCAATTGCGGGTCTCGCACACCCATGAGGATGACCTGGTCACACGGTTGATCAAGTCGGCTCGGGAGCATGTGGAGACCATCACACGGCGGGCTCTCATTCATCAGGAATGGCGGGTGCTGCTGGATACCGCACCAGCTGACAGGCTTATACGGCTGCCCGTTGCCCCTGTGGCAGAGGTGCTCCGGGTCTACGTGTATGACCGGGAAGGCAATCAACGGCTGTTATCGGCCTCAGATTACCAGACGGATCTGGCGGGTAACCCAGCACGCCTGCGGTTTAAGGCCGGAGCCATTGGATGTCTGCGAGATCTCAATGGCATCGAGGTTGACTTCAAAGCAGGGTACGGCGCGGGGGCGTCCGCCGTCCCCGCTGGCCTGCAAACCGCCATCCTGATGTTGATGGGCTTCTGGTACGAGCGCCGCACGATGCTGGAAGAAGACCGCCTGACTGGACTAATGCCCCACGGCTTTGAGGCAGCACTGTCCCCCTATAAGGTTTTGAAAATATGAGGGCGGCAGGCAGGTTGAATGAGCCACTGCTGCTGCTGCGTTCAGAACAGACCCAGGCAACAGATGGCACCATCACACGTTCATACCAACAGGTCGCCATGGTGTGGGGAGAGGTGAAATCCACGGCAGGTAGTGAGGCGCTCACAGCTGGGCGGCTCTCATCAAGTTATCCCCTAACCATCACCATTCGCCGCAGAACGGATGTGGAGGAAGGCTGGCGGGTGGAGCGCGACGATCAAAGCTTGCGGGTCAAAGCAGTTGAGCCAGCCGGGGTGTCTGCCGCCTTCATGCGGCTGAGTTGTGAGTTGGAGGAAGGCCGTGATGGGGGAGCTTGACTACAGAAAAGCCTTGTTTCAAGCCATCCATGCCAAGACAGGACTGGCAGCTTATCTGGGGGATCCGTTGCGGGTGTTTGATGGTGTCCCGCGCGGCGCAAAATTACCCTACGCCACGTTAGAGGCTGTCTCAACCCAGTTGCTCACCGGGCATCTGGAGGAGGGCGGACGCATGAGCGGCTCCATTGGCATCTATTCCCGCCATCCAGATCGCTCCGAAATCCTCCAAGTTCTGCAAATACTCAGCGAGGTTCTGGAAGCTGGCGTATCGCCCGCCGCACCTCATGAAAGCGCAGGGCTCACCATGAGCGAAACCAGCTGCCGCCGCTTGCCAGATGGCCGCACTTGGTACGGGCGCATCAAGTTCACAGTTCTGCTTGAAGAAAACCAAGCGGCATAAACAGGAGGGACTACACATGGTCGCACAGGCGGGAAAAGATCTCCTGTTGAAGCTGGATTATGCGGGCTCAGGCACGTTTGAAAGCGTTGCAGGCCTGCGCAGCAGGCGCTTGGCGCTCAACGCAAGCCCGGTTGATATCACTGATGCCCAAAGCGTAGGCCGCTGGCGGGAGCTGTTGGCAGGCGCTGCCACACGGCACGCCTCCCTGTCGGGCAGTGGCCTGTTCCGTAACAAAGCCTCCGCTGAAAAGGTGCGCAGCGCTTTCTTTGCCGGAGAGTTGAAAAACTGGCAACTCATCCTGCCCGGTTTCGGTACGTTGGAAGGCCCGTTCCACCTCTCGGCACTGGAGTATTCCGGCGACTATCGCTCTGAAGTCACCTTCGAGATTGCGCTGGAATCGGCAGGTCCTCTCACATTCACCCCAACCCCCTGAGGAATGCATTATGGAAAGACCCTCATACAGACGCGGTGCCAACGCACGGCGCGGAGAGATCATTGCCGAACTGGCCGGGAAACCGCAAATCCTCGTCCTCACACTGGGGGCACTCGCCGAGCTGGAAGACGCCTTTGCCTGCGAGAACCTGCAGGCGCTGACTGAGCGTTTCACCTCCGGCTCCCTGAGCGCAACAGACATCATCAAGGTGTTGGGCGCAGGTCTACGCGGAGGTGGTCTACTCGTTGAAAATGAGGAGGTCGCCGGGATGCCGTGTGAAGGCGGTATTCCAGTCTTGGCAAGGCTGGCGGGAGAGCTGCTGGTCGCAACCTTTGCCCCGGAAACCAAACCAACAGCAGATCAGGGCGAGCACCACCCGCGCCCGTAATACGCGAGAGACCTTCAAACCAGCCCGCTGCCCAGTCTTTCCCATGGCGTGATCTTTTTTACAAAGCCAGCCGGGAACTTGGGTGGTCCTCTCGCACATTCTGGCAAGCAACCCCAACCGAGTTGGCCATGGCGCTGTTTCCTGAAAAGCCAAACGGATCTGCCGTTATGGAGCGGGAAACGCTGGAACAGCTCCTCACTCAGTTCCCAGATATTTAGGAGGGTTTAGGCAATGGCCTCTAACAACAATGAAACCATAGATGTGAGCGAAGCACGGGAGCTGGAAGCAACCATGCAGGAGGTGAGTTCACTGGCTAAAGAATTCTCCTCCGAGCTGAGTAAAGGCCTGCAAAGCGCTGTAGTCTCAGGCAAGGATCTGCAATCAATCCTCTCCAAAGTCGCCCTCAATCTTTCCAACTCAGCCCTCAGCAGTGCCCTTAAACCGCTGGAAAATCTGCTCACCTCCAGCATCACATCGCTCATCAGCGGGCCATCAGCAGGCGTAACCCCCTTTGCCAAAGGCGGGGTCGTATCCTCACCCACCATGTTCGCTATGGGTGGCTCTGGTCTTGGTGTGATGGGAGAAGCGGGCACAGAGGCAATATTGCCCCTGCAACGGGGCAGCGATGGCCGCCTTGGAGTTGCAGCATCAGGAGGCGGGACACACCCCAACATCACAGTCAATGTGATGGCACAGGATGTACGCAGTTTTGAAAAATCTCAGGGGCAGATTGCGATGATAATGGCCCGCGCCACCGGACGGGGGCGACGCGGGCTATGACGCCGGCATTGAAGAGGAGGGACTCAAGGACCGACGTAGTTTTGCTACCGGACGGTGGCAGCAAACTTTGTGGAAAATACCGCTGTTCAGCAAAGAGGGAGGAGCTTGAACATTGGGCCTGCGCAAATCACGCAAACAAATTTCCCATGTCAAACCTCATAGATGCTTCGTGCAGTCCTAACCTTGAGCCAAGTCAAACAGGAGAGGGATATGCCCTTATGTTTTGTTGATGAACCATTCCCCCTTGGAATTTCCTTTGGGGCATCTGTCAGGGTTGAGAAACGCGCGCAGGTCTCCTCTCTGCTCAATGGCATGGAGATTCGGAATGCCATCTGGAAGGGCTCCCGCCGTCATTATGATGTGGGCACAGGCCTGCGCAGTTCAGCAGACCTGCACAGTGTCCTCGGGTTTTTCGAGAAGGTGGGAGGCCGCCTTTGTGGGTTTCGGTTTCGCGACCCAATGGAGCATAAATCCTGCGCGTTTGATGGCGTGCCCAGCGCCACTGACGCGGTGATTGGCGTTGGCGATGTAACCACCACAACGTTTCAACTGGTTAAACCTGTGGGCGTGGGGGCCAGCTTATGGCAGCGCAAAATATCAAAACCGGTGGTTGGTACGGTGAGTGTGGCCGTGGCGGGAATGACAAAGACCATCGGCAGCCATGTTCTGCTGGATCCGATGACCGGCCACCTTGAATTTCAAGAGGGACATATTCCCCTCAGTGAGGAAGTCGTGAGCGCAGGCTTTTTCTATGACACGCCCACCCGCTTTGAAGCTGATCATCTGGATATCAACCTGCTGCACTTTGAAGCCGGACAGGTGCCCAGCATTCCCCTCGTGGAAATTATCGGCTGATCTCATTTAACGCTCCTGCATATTGAAAGAGCAAACTCATGTTCAACGCTGCTTTGAAAGAACACCTGCAAGGGGATGGGCTCACTGTGGCCTATTGCTGGCAATTAAAAGCCAATAACGGGCACACCCTCGGCTTCACCAACCATGATCACGCGATTACCTTTGATGGAATGACCTTCGAGCCGGGATTCGGGTTTGATGGCACGCAAGCCAACGCGCAAGCTGAGTTTCAGGCAGGACAAGAAGAAGCCCTCGGCATTCTGTCCTCAGATAGCCTGAGCGAGCAGGACTTGTATGCTGGTCTTTGGGACAATGCAGCAGTTGAGGTCTACCTCGTCAACTGGCAAGCCCCGGATCAGCACCAGTTACTTCGCCGGGGAGATCTGGGAGAAGTCACAAGAGATACCAACGTATTTCGCGCAGAGTTTCGCTCACTGGCAGCGCGACTTTCAGCACCAAAGGGCAGGGTGCTCTCCCAGCAATGCCATGCAGACCTTGGTGATGCAAAGTGCGGTGTGGACCTGAGCGCAACAAAGAATACCCGCTCAGTCACCATCGCGAGACAAGATGCCAGCAAACACCTCATCATTGAGGCCAATGCCGATATCACCGCAGGCTGGTGGGCGTTTGGTAAACTCACTCTGTTGGCAGGCCCTTACAAGGATCAAGCTCTTCGTATTGCAGGCCATACAGCAGAGCAAGGCGAACATAGATTATCCCTTTGGTCGCCAATTTTGCTGGAATTGACCTTTCCCCTCGCAGCGAAAATCAGTGTTGGCTGCGATAAGAGCTGGGGCACATGCCAGTCACGGTTTCAAAACCACCAAAACTTTCGCGGCTTCCCTCATATGCCGGGCAATGATTTTATGCTGGCGGGACCAGAAAGCACCTCCGCTGGTAACAACGGCGCAAAGCTGGTGGGGTGA